GGCTGTACAACTGAATTTACCAGAAGAGAACGTCAGACTCTACGCCCGGAAGATCGGCATCACTCCGCTGACGTCGATAGAACTCCACGAAGCCCAGGTGCTTGCCCACTACGAGGACATGACGGAGAAGCAGCTCCAGATTTCCCTGAGATTGAGCCAGAGGACAGTTCGCCGAGCACTCATCAAATACGGCCGGCATGCCCTCCCGGAAGCCTTCAAGCGTAAGCAGCAGTTCCGGGAAGAGAAACCTATCCCCGTCAGATTGCAGAGATACATTAGCGCCATCCAAAAACAACGGACCCGGTTCCAGGATCGGTACACGCAGATAGGATCACCATTCGGGATTGCTCACCAATAAATTGAAAGCCATGATAAAATTCATTATGCTCATTATGCTGTTCTTCTCTTGAGGATTTAGGGCCAAGTATTTTTTTGTTAATAGTTTGATCCACTATCTTTGTAATCTCTCCACTGTCCGTCGTATTCGACGCCCCGGCTTCTCATCTCTATACATGAATCCAAACCAAGGAAGATGACAAAGCAAGAATCCAATCTAAAAATCATTCAATTACTCGCAGAAGGGAAGGTTCAAAAAGAAATTGCTACTGATCTCGGCATGACGTTGGATGCGGTCCGGTGCCGGATACTAGAGATGAAAAAGAAAACGAAAAGCCCAACACAAACGGCGCTTGTGGTAAAAGTAATCAAGGAAAATATTCTAACTTTTGCAGGATTGCCGTAGATTCGGCTAATGCCAAAGCAGATAATTCTATCCGGTGGCCCGGAAGATGGTCAAATCGTGGAAGTTGCCGACGAGAAACTAAGGTACTATACAGTGAGTGCCTTAATGCCAGGTACCATGATACTTATTGGCATGCAGATCGGCACTTATCTTACAACGGGCGAATTCAAAGGCAATTACGAACTCTTCATATGGAAAGGGTGGAAGGGCGAATATCTTTAAATTAGCCTTCACTATACCCTCGCTCAATTATCAATCACTCCACAGCCTCAAAACAAATCGCCCTAATACAACCGATTTCGCACAAACGGTGTAAGCCTTTAACAATTATTCTTCTGAATTTTATTTCCCGAAAGCACTGAGCAAAAAATGTGTTTTCGGTTTTTTATTTATGGCCGGAGGTAGACCAAAAAAGTATGAGACAGAAGACGCCATGTTGGAGCGTGTGGACGCTTATTTCGTTCATATCAAAGGGGAGGTAAGGAAGGACCAAGAAGGGAAACAAACCAATGAATGGAAACGTTATCCTGAGCCTGCAACCATTACTGGCCTTGCTCTTTTCCTGGGTTTTGAATCTCGCCAAAGCATCTATGATTACGAATTAGACGGTGAGTTTTCTTACATCATAAAAAACGCAAGACTGCGTGTTGAATGTGAATATGAGAAAAGGCTCACTACTGCCCAGTCTGCTACTGGGGCAATTTTCGCTTTAAAGAACATGGGTTGGAAAGACAAGTCTGAGTTGGAGCATACTACTCCTGTGCCTGTAATATGGCATGAGGAGAAGACTTACAAAACGAAGGAAGGTGAATGAAGCTGACCTACAAGCAAACCACTGCTCTCGATTTACTCGAAGATGATATTACAGAAGAGGTCATGTATGGAGGGGCAGCCGGCGGCGCGAAGTCGGCACTTGGAAGTTACTTCCAATTGAAAAGAAGGTTTAAATATCCCGGTTCTCGGGGATTTATAGGCAGGGCGATTTTCAAGACCCTGAAGGATACTACACTAAAAACGTTCTTTGAGATAGCAGGCAAGCAGGGATTGAAGCGTGGGAAACATTTTGAGCTAACAGGTTCACACGACAAAGAGAATCCTAACTGTATTCTGTTCAAAAATAGTAGCGTGATCCTGTTACGGGATTTAGCAGACAGTCCTTCGGATCCAGATTTTGATGAACTGGGATCGCTTGAAATTACCGATGTGTTCATTGATGAGTGTGGCCAGGTAAGCGTAAAAGCAAAGGAGACTTTAAAAAGCCGCCTTCGTTATTTATCCTTTTGCCACACTTGCGGAGCGAGGCTAACCGAAGCTAAGCCGCTACTGTATGATGCCGATGAAAAACCGATTCAATGGGAGTGCGTAAAATGTAAGCAAGAAACACCTGGACTAAAACCTAAGGCCTTGTATGCGTCCAACCCAGTTAAGGGATGGCCGTATTCTGAATTTTACAAGGCAAAAAAGGATGGTAGGTTGGAGTCGTATAAGGCATTCATTCAGGCATTCGTTTCAGATAATCCGCATGCCCCTGCTGCTTATGTGCAGTTATTGAAAAGGATGCCAGAAGGTCCCCAGAAGCAGAGGTTGCTTCATGGCAACTGGGAATACGATGACGATCCACTTGTATTGATCGTCTACGATAAGATCCTGGATGTGTTCAATAACGACTTTGAGCACCTGAAGGGAAAGCGATATATCACATGCGACGTTGCCCGGTTCGGAAAGGATACAACGGTTATTGGCGTATGGGAAGGCTTCAGGGTGAAGCTATATCAATACAAAGGCTTATCGATAACTGAGACAGCAGAAAAAATACAAGGACTCCAGCATCAGTATGGGATACCGAACAGCCATACACTGGTAGATGAAGACGGTGTAGGAGGTGGGGTGGTTGATATCGTGAAGTGCGAGGGGTTCGTGAATAACAGTCGCCCGATGATCAACCCTATAAAGCCTGACCTTGATGATAAAGGAAATCCGAAGCCAGAGAACTACGACAACTTGAAGTCTCAATGCTCTTTCAGAATGGCAGACAGAATTAATAGGTCAGGACTATACGTTGAGGGTGCCACGCCGGAGCAAAAAGAACAGATCACGGAAGAAATGGAGCAGGTTAAGCAGAAAGAGGTTGATGGTGATGGGAAGAAGTGCCTAATGAAGAAAGATGATATAAAGGAAGCACTTGGCCGCTCTCCCGATTTCTGGGACACTATTATGATGAGGGAAAAATTTGATCTCAAACCAATAAGAAAAGCAGGCGCTATTTCACTATAAATGAGCAAAGTTACACTAACCAAGAAGAAGGACGGAACGGTCATCTACAGCACTGGCAGCGGGCTCATGAGCAGCGTGGCCAATTCTGTGCGAAGGAAATGGAATAACCTTTTCAGCCGTGGTAAGATGGGAGGAGTAACAGGAATCATTGGACGAACAGAAGTAATACCTGATTTTGACCAGGCCAAAGCTATTGATGACGGATTCTGTGCCAGCACATGGCTCTATGCGATCATCAGCAAGAATGCAAAGAAGTTCGGATCTATTCCCCGATACCTGTATGATGAGAAAAAGCTCTTACAGGAAAAAGATGGAAAGGTTCGATTCTATACAAAGGCTGCAAAGCCTGAGATGCTCTTTGAAAGTGACCTAAACAAATTACTGGACCGCCCCAATGAATACCAGGGCGCATCGCAGTTCTTCACATTGTTGTATGCCTTTTACCTCGCATGCGGCGAAGGTTTTATCTGGCTTAACCGTGGAGATGCTGCACAAAGATTTGACCCAGCTACGGGTGAATATGTGAACCGATCCAATAAGGAGCTCGACGCGTTGCCGGTACTGGAAATGTATGTGTTACCAACTCAGAATGTAAATGTTCTGAAAGATCCCACAAATGTGTTCGGTATTTCAGGGTACGAACTGGAGGTAAACGGCAGGAAAATACCAATCCGCAAGGGCGACATCATCCACTGGCGCGATATCAATCTGAAGTTCGACGCGTCTACCGGTGTTCATCTACGGGGGTTCACCAGGATGAGAGCTGGGGATAAGACCATTCAGGAAAGCAAGGACATCGCAAAGAGCAGTGTCCGGATGTTTCAGAACGATGGCGCCAAGGGAATACTATTCTCTGAAAACCTTAGCGTGGATGATTCAACTCCTGAACAGGAGAGCGATATACGCAGGGTAGTCAACGCAAAGATCAATGACAACGATATAAAAGGGGCAGTGGCGCTGTTGATGGGGTCCAAATGGGAGTACATCGATCTTGCTTTCAGTTCCGTGGATATGAACCTGGTTGAAGCAAAGGCTAAAAACGCTGAGGAACTGTGTGCGCTGTTCGATACGCCACTATTGCTTTTTGTTCCTTCTGCTGCTACACTGGCCAACCTGGAGAACGCGAAAAAGAACTGGGTAAATGATACGATAGCGACACCGGTAAAGGAACTGGATGAGCTGCTCACACTTCGTTTATCAGCACCATATAAACTACAAGGCAAAGCGAGAATTGCAAGCGACTTCTCTGAATTGCCCGAGATGCAGCAGGATGTGAATAAGCTGGTTGAAACACTCGCAAAAGCATGGTGGGTAACGCCCAATCAAAAGCTCATTGCTATGGGGTATGAAGCCAGCCCTGAGCCATCCATGAACGAAGTATGGGTTCCTTCAGGTGTTCAGCCGCTGAGTATGATGATGGCCGATGATGGCTATGAAGAGCAAATACAGGAACTCGATAAAAGGGGGATAAAGCGATGACAACGGAACAATTCAAACAAGCAGCCGATCTCACCAGGCAGATCGATAACGTGAAAGAGATGGAGGTTGAGATGGAGGTGTTCAGGTCCACGAAGTTCCGCGATGCCCTTCCTAGCCGGTTCGTCCGGTACATGAGTGCCAACCCTGAAAGAGCCCTGCGATATGCAGAATTAATTATGGCAGAAGCGCAGCAGGAGAAAGACAAACTACAATCACAATTGGACGCATTATGACTATAGAGGAAAGAGTGAGACAGATTGCAGACAACAGGGTACCGCCGCCGGTGGTCATGTGCTGTTCTGCCAAAGAGAAGCTACAGAACCAGCGGAACTATGAGTTCAACCGGTTAATGATGGAAATGGCCGGGCTTACAGATGATCAAAAGGAAATGAAAATAAAGGAGTGGGAAAGATAACATGAACCAGGAACAACGCAGAGAATACAGCCGACTTTTCGCCGCTCAGTCCAAACGGATCGAGCGGAAGTACCTCGGCAGGGTCTTCAAAGCGTTGGAATGGCAG